CGACCCTCTTTCCATACAGAATATTGTAAGTCATGAATCTTGGTTTGATACATTTACATGGGCTGTTGGAGATAACACAGAGACGTTTTTATGGAATTGTCGTGTTAATCCTATGATTTGGAGGGAAGGTGCAGGTGGTACTATTTATTTGACATCTTTGGCTTATGCTGCGTTGCCATTTAATTCTTGGTCAGGTTCAATAGAGTTTAGGGTGCAGGTGGTGTGTTCTAAAATGCATAACGGTAAGCTAAGGATTAATTATGATCCTAATTACAATTCTGTTGTTGCTGGAGATGCTACCTTGAGTCAGTATTTGACATCTTATTCGAAGATTATTGACTTGAGGCACTCTAATGATTGCACTATTTCCATTCCTATGAATCAAGTCCAGACATTTATGGAAATGCCAGCGCCTGGATTAGATGCTGTCACAGAAGTTTATTCCACAACACAATATGCAGCAATTAGTGATACATTGTTTAATGGAACAATTTCTATTTCCGTAATGAATGAATTGACAACGCCAAATAGTACAGTTGACAATGATGTGGAAGTTAATGTGTATGTTAAGGGTGGAAAGGATTTAACATTTCGAGAACCTACCAACTTGCTTTCACGTTATGAGGTTGTACCAATTGGCTTTGATCCTCAAATGTCGGTTCCGTCACAAATGCCTTATATAGAAGATGGAGATAGTGATGAGGGTGCTATATTGGAAGCACATATGTCTGATGCCATACATCCTGATGGGGATATGACAACAGAGAATAAGCCTACACAAGAACCTTGTATGGATATGACCGCTGCAGGTATGTCAACTAAAGTTGGTGATGTTTATTATGGTGAAATTATTGAGTCTTTTAGACCATTGATAAAGCGATTCAATCATCATGAGAGATTAGTTGGTGACAGTAATACTAATATAGGAGCCAAGGAGTATCAATTTTTGCGATCAGCGTTTCCACGATTGAAAGGTGTCATGCCTAACGCGGTGACGCCTACTGTTGCACCAGCGGGTTTTTACAACTTTGTCAATATGACTTTGTTGAACTACATTACGCTGGGGTTTTCAGGCTCACGTGGTGCTATAAGGTGGAAATTTGTTCCCACTCATCAACAGTGCGTTAGTGGACCAATTAGAGCAGAGCATAGAAATGTACGTTTTGGTGTTACAAGTCTTTATGAAAATGCGGCTTTGACATTGAACACTGCACTCAATAGCCCTGATGCCTATGCTAGATTTGCTGTTCAAGGTGGTCAATTGACCACTCTTGAACCATTTACGGGTTTGGCTGGGGGGGCGTTGAATCATAATAGTGTGAACGCTGCGCTGGAGATTGAAGTACCATATTATACTCCATTACGTTTTGAACCGGGGAAACGTATAAATTACGAGGTGCGTGATTTAGATTACGATCGTGGATATCCATATGATCGTGTTGTGAATGCCACTGTGCCTTTTCAGGTATCCACTGACGGCGTATTATGCCTTATGTGTGATTCGTATGTGGCAGCTGGTGAAGATTTTACAACATATTTCTTCACTGGAGCACCTCCGTTGCTTTATAGAGCAACACCGCCTACGGTGGCGTAAAAACCGTAAGAAATAAAGTACACCCCTGTGGCCGGGGTGGGCGTCCGAAGTGGGCGGCCAGGGTTCGTGCCGAATAGAATTTATGACAAGTTTGTTTATTTTTACTCGGCCCGAGCCGAGGTTTTTAGAACAAGGGAGTCACAAATTTTAATAGTCGAACTCTTCGCTTTTGGGTGACCAAAGGAGGTGAAATCATACCCGAGAGGGGTTGTTTTCATGGGGAGTCAACTCTGCG